ACTGATTTGATAGCTGAAACTCTTAAATTAAGATCAAAGCTTGGATCCATACATGATTTTACTACATCTATAAAGTTTTGACCTTTACCTTTCATAAACTCTGAGTTAAGAGCATCTTTTTTAAAGCGAACCCTGTCTCCAATAATGAGACCACCTTGTTGATAGCGTTCTAAGAGATTTTCAAATAAGACATCAAATTTAGTTTCCATAGTAATTCTGATATTATTTATGCAATTTGTTAACTAAATAATAGTATAAATGGCTATTAAACTTAAAAATCTTGAAAAGATTGCTAACACTTATACTGAACAACAGTTTATTCATAAAGATTTATCTCTTGATATTTCTCAAACTAAAATTCAAGCCCCGGGTTTTAATATACCGGTTCCTGGATCTGATATTCGCGCATCTTTTGATTTAGCAGCTATTAGAAATTCTCTACAAAACCTCTTTAATACTTCTCCGGGTCAAAGATTTCTTTTTCCAGAGTATGGTTTAAACCTAAGACCCTTTTTGTTTTCTCAAATTACTGAAGCAAATGGCAATGTCTTAGGTAACAAAATTTACGGTGGTATTAATACGTGGGAGCCCCGAGTACGTATTAAAAATATACAAGTAAAATTAGATCCAGATAACAATCAATACATTATAAATATTTTAATGGATGTACCTTCTTTAAATTTATCTACAACTATAAATACAGTTCTAGACATTAAAAAACAAACATTTCAGGTATTACCAACATCCCGAACTGTATAATATATGGCAACAAATAACACTGAACAATACACAATTCAAAAAGGGGGTTATATTGCTTTTGATGCAATGTCTCTACGACAGCTAATGGTTGACCGTTTAACAGAACAAAAAACATTTACAGATCAAAACTTTTTAGGTTCAAATTTAGCATCAATTATTGATATTATTGCTTACTCTTATAATACTTTAATTTATTATCTTAATCGTACATCTTCTGAAACAATGTTTTCTGAAGCTCAGCTTTATGAAAACATAAACCGTATAGTTAAACTTATTGATTATTCCCCAATTGGCAATCAAACATCGACACTATCTTTTAATTGTTCTGCTCAAAATTTACCTCAAGGAGTATATACTATACCTCGTTACTCGTATGTTGTTACTAATAATATACCTTTTTCCTTTAATGAAGATATTACCTTTGTTAAAACCTCTAACAACACTTTAGAAAATTTAAACGAGCTTGCAGAACAAAAGCTTCTATTTCAAGGACAGTATCAAGAATACCCTATACAAACTGCAGCTGGGGATGATAATGAAGTTATTATTTTAAATCCAGGAGATGATTTAGTAGATCATTTTAATATTGAAGTTTTTGTAAAACCTAAACAAACTAATAAATGGGAGCTTTATACTAAAACTGTTAATTTGTTTTTAGAATCAGGGTCAGCTAAAAAATACGAAATCCGTTTAAATCAAAATAAACGATATGAAATAAAATTTGGCAACGATATAAACGGCTCAAAGCTTCAATCCGGAGATCAAGTAGCCATATACTATCTTGCATCTTCTGGATTAAACGGTGTTGTTGGTCCTAACGCGCTCGACAATCAATCTCGCTTAGTCCGCTTTAACACCATACAGTATAACGAAATAGTAAACGATATATTTACTGATCAATACCGTTATTTAACTAATGATGAAACGATTAATATTTTGTTCGCAAATTCATCAAGTTCAACAAATTTTAAAGAAGCTGAAACTGTTGATCAAATTCGTCAAACCGCCCCTGCTAATTACAGGTCTCAGTACCGTTTAGTAACAACTAGAGATTATGAAACTTTTGTTAAAACTAATTTTGTTAACTTAATTTCAGACGTTACGTGTGTTAACAACTGGGATTATGTTTCTGGATATCTCAAATATTTTTATGATATAGGATTAACAGACTCTTCAAAAACAGAACGTGCCTTGTTTAATCAAGTAATGTATGCCGATTCATGCAACTTTAATAACGTTTACTTACTTGTTGTACCTCGTTCAAGTACCTCTAATTTAGATTATCTCGTACCTTCTCAAAAACAACTAATAAACTCTTCGTTACTACCTAGCAAAATGGCAACCACAGAAACTGTTTTTATCGACCCGGTTTATAAAGCAGTAAGCTTTGGTATCACTCCCTCTATTACTGAACTAAATCCTACAATAGATGAAAGCGTGTGTGAGCTTGAAGTTATAAAAAGAACATCTTCACGAAGAGATAATCAATCTATAATAAACGATATTACAAATATTTTAACAGATTATTTTAATAGAGATAATTTAACTTTGGGACTAACCATAGATGTTAGATCCTTAACACAACAAATTCTTGGTGTCGACGGGGTACAAACATTTTATACAAAACGCACAGACAATCCTTCAGTAGCAATAGAAGGACTATCTTTATTTGTTTGGAACCCTGTTTACCCTGATAACGATAAAACTGTTACTACTAATAACGTGCCATTAAAATATTTTGAATATCCGTTTTTTAACAATCTTACTACAGTAGCTAATAAAATAAAGGTTGTTGCAGTACCCACAGTTTTTGAAACCGTTGAATATTAAACATGTTACAGGCCAATTTTACAGTTACCCCAACAGCTGGAGATGTATTAGCAACGGTTTTTACTGTCACTAATTTAACAACTGGAGCACAAGTAAAACAATATGTTTGGGATTTTGGTCTTAACGATTTAATATACAACACTGTAACTCCGTCCCATACCTATAACTATCCAGGCACATACACGATTTCTTTAACAGCTGTTGACTTTGATGGAAATTATAGTTATACTACTCAAAATGTCACTGTAGATTTAGCGTATAGAGATTACATTTCTTTTACTCAAATACCTAATCGTTTTTCAGACCCTGGATTAAAAACTCATACCCCTTTTAAAATATCGGTGGTAAGTTCTAACCCTAATAAACCGTTAATAGTTGACCTTTTTGCTGCTAATTCAAAATCTACCCCATATCAGTTTTTACCTGAAAAATGGAACTTTTTAAACCCTTCATGGAAGTTTTTAGATAAAGATTCGAATTTTATTACATCTTTATCGGTGCAACCTATACCTATTTATAAAAATAATGTAGTAGTAGCAGTTTCAGGTTCAGCAGAGTTTTATTATGTTGACTCAATGAGTACCGGAGACCCAACTGAAAACTGTCCCATTTTAATAACAGCTACACTTCAAACATCTGGATTTAACTACCCTCTAGATTCAAATATATATTCTTATAGTTCCTATAGTAATAACGAATCTGTTAAAGTCGGCTTAATTTGGCAAGTTAATGATTTATTTCCTAACCTTTTAAAGGTTACTAGTAATTATATAGACTCAATAAACCATTTACAATGGAAGGGCATTAAAATACCTACACTAGTTACCGCTCATTCTAATCGCGCCTTACTAGTATCAGGCAGTGAAGATATTACCAGCGAACCACTCTTTACATACCCGGGCTCAAATAATACTTCTCAACTTGAACTTTTTGTTACTGGTCTTTCAACCGGACAGTATACTGTAGATGAATCCCCTCTTTACTTTCAGGCTACAGATAATAACGGATTTAGAACTGGAGGTTACGTATTTACTACAATAACTTCTCAAACTGAAATAACAAGCACTTCAATTGTTGCTCAAACAACTGCAAGCAGCCTAGCATCATATGATGAAAATAAATTTTTCTTTCCTCTCTCTTATGCTCCAAACACTTCAGTCTGGGTATCGAATCCACAAAAAAATACTTTAAACAAAATAACTGTTATCCCATACCCTGAAAACTGCACAACTATAGAGCACTTTAAAAATAAAAACATTTTAATTGACGGCCTAATACAGGAAATTTCAGTTCCTGCTTTATCAACTACATCAACTTTTAACTACACAATGTCGGGATTTTCAGGTATATACAGCATGGCTATAGATCCAAGAGATTATAGTATTGTAGCAGCTGATGCAGAATTAGACCGGTTATATAGAATTTCTCATGACGGGACAATTTCAAACATATTTGAACTGTCAAGCTTAAATGATTATGACCCACATCAAAAAGCCTTTTATCACTGGGAGTATACTGTTACTACATCACAACTTTCTTCCAATCATTATTATCTTTACGGGCCTTATTATCTTTCTTCTAATCCCTATAACTATATAGTTATGCTGGGCGGTGTTGTT